GCGTTGCCAATCCTAGCCCCTGATGGGTTCGGATTGCAGCGTCCACTTGTAAAAACAGGCGACTATCGTTAAATTAAAATTTCAATTCAAGATTTAAAGCATCAGCAAAAGAGCTGATATTTCTAAATATTCGAATCTACAAAACTTTAACGTTTGTCGTGATTCCTGCTCTTTAAGCGGATGCTGTCGATATCTTACTCAATGGTGCGCGGTGCACTGAGATTAAATTAGGCGAATAAGCCTTCTTCACAGAATATCTAAATGGAGGATATTTATTGTCCTATCCAAGGACATTTACGTGTTTATTCGATCTAGAGTTTTTCATAATCAATGAGCTGAAAGAGCACATCTAATGAATTAGACTCATAAGGAATTGCATTGTCAAAGACAACCTCAAGACCAGAGAAAGAATATAATAATCCGAATACACGTATATCCGGTTGCAAGATTTCAATTACCTTTGCGTATCTGATCGCTTGTTTACGACCTTTTTTCAATTGCTTAATATTAGAAGATCTTTTCACTTCAACGACGATAAAATGATCATCGAATTTGTAAAGTAAATCAATTTCTCCCAAATGAGCGAAATTTATGTTCTTGCTGACCTGCAAAGGATCTTTGGGTAGAATATGACACAGACGGTCAATACTCTCCTCTTCGGAAATATACTCGGAGTTAGGAATATTACCTTTTGGTGGATCTAGTTTGGGTATACTTTCTCCATTGCCCTCCTCCACGATATCAGGAGCTACTAATGATTCGGCGGATAATTCTACTAGTCCACTGGATTGTGAAACCAATATATCCGGGTCATCGCAGATGTAATCGTCGAAGTAGGAATTGATATGATCGACAAAGTAAGTCTGATCAAGATCATGTTTCCAATATGCATCCCGTAACTCATGTATGTAATCAGTACTTGAGATAGGGTCATCTCGAAGTTCACAACGCGTACGATGGGTCATGTAAGATTCCGTTTCTATCTGAATATGAGTTTTATCAAATAGTAAAGGATGAACTGTAGTATGGTCAATGACTTTAACGATCCTCGACAATCGTCGCAAAATTGCTTCGAATGCAGGAACATAGTGATTGATTTTTCCACCTTTCTGGAAATCCAAATTTGATGTGAGGATAACAAGTTCAGGTTTAATATACACCTTGCCTTTCATGTCCACATTGGGATTAAGAGTAGTTTTCTTGATATTATTAACGAAATCTATTACTTTGCTCCAAGGATTCTTCGTGTCACTAAGTCCACACTTACTGGCACCTATATCGTCAAACACAACGACCTTATGGGAAGATCTATACTCAGATTGGAACTCATCACTTTCGTTCAGAGTAACCATATCATGAGAATTGAACTCTCCATGTTTATCGGTCATAAGTGCTCTTGCAATCTGTATTGCGAGAGATGATTTTCCAGTTCCAGGAAAACCATATAATAAAATACAGAAGGGCTGTTTCCTAAAAGTACCGTCTGATACATCCGTCTCCAAATCATCTATCGCCGCACAAACACGAGCTAGAGTGCTCGAATCGCGTAGTGAAAAGATGGTATACATTAGAGATTTCTTATATCTATATAGACGTGATAACAATGAAGGAACATCGTATCGGGGATCCTTAAGGGATCCAATCTTGGCTGTTGTTACTCTAGAAAGATCCTCCTCGATCATTCCAGAGAACATAAATCGTTGCTTCCTTTCCAGCCAGATAAAAGAAGCGGCGCTAAATAACAACTTGGTAAGTTGTTTATTACGCCTAAAAATAGCCATATACCTGGCAAACGGTCTTAAAATATGTTCAAGGTTGGTAATCCAATTTGTTTTATACACTGATCTCCGGGATTAAGGATCACAGGTAGTGCTAACTTGGTGTGCGAATGGGCGCACACCTCTAAAGAGAGGATATCCGTAGATATCAAATCCACAAATAAGCAACATAGACAATAGGCAATTCAGCTCCTACAGATCTATGAGGTAAATCAGTACTTGTTTCGAGTTTAGTTTCTTAAGGCAGAAACTCTCACATAAAGACCTATTAAAAATTTTATATACAGTTACAATGTTATTAAGTTTTTTATAAGATTTAGGCATCCTCGGGATGATACGCGCTAATCAAAGCGTTTCTCATTTCCAAGGGTGACAAGGGCTGGATGGTATTCCAAGGGAGAACAAATCACTCGTCTCCATCTTCAGATGCCCTGATGATGC